CCGCTACAATCATTACGTTGTCTGGAAGTTTATAAGTACCAACTCTACGATTAAGAACTAGTTGGTATGCCGCCGCTTGTACTGCCGGCGATGCAGAGTTCATTTCGTCCATAAACAGAACGATATGTTTAAACTGTTTTGCCATTTCTTCGTCTGGAAGTTCTACTGGCGGTGCCCATTTCATTGTATTATCATTGGCCGCGTAATAAGGCATACCTTTGATATCTGTTGGATCCCACAATGAAAGTCGAATATCAATTAGATGTGAATCTTCAAAACTGTTAGTAATTTGACTAACAATATCTGATTTACCAATGCCTGGAGGACCCCATAAAAATACTGGACGGCCTTTAGCCATTGCGTGTTTAAGTGCCACTTTCGCTTCGTTTGGAGTGACTGTACGTGCTTCTGTTGCTTGTGTTGACATAAGTTTTACCTCTTTGTTTAATTCCTAACTATAAGTATATAATACACTCATTAGAGGAATTGTCAACTGTTTTTTAGGATATTTTGGAAAAAACCTGTCCAAAATGAACAGATTAATCTAATTCTTTAGCCATAGCACGGGCAAGACCGTACTGTTTAATATCTCCGGCAAACATCATTAGATTTAATGCCATTTTTTCGCTAAGAACATAAATGCGTTTTTTAGTCACGTAATACGGACAATCAATAAATTCATCTAAGTAAAGAAATACTTGAGGTGTAAATTGTATATCGTTAGGAAAATGTATTTCGTGTGTTTGTATATCTGCCTCGCTTACTACAAAGTCAAAGCCTTCTTTTGTTAAACGTAAACCGCTATCACCTTTTGCTCTGATATTTTGCCACCAAAGCATATGATGTTTTTTAATGCTTTCTTCGTCTGTTTCTTTATCTGCGGCGAAGAGAAATGTTTTAGTGTATGCTGTCTTTTTATCCATTAAAGAACTTTACCGTTGGTTAATTCTATAACTTTAAACTCGTCTGTATTAAACAGTTTGTTTAATTTTTTTGCTAGATTATGAGCGTGTCCTGGATTTGAAAAAGAAACCTTTTTATATTTTGGACCTGGAGTTGGCGAAACTGAATTTGAACTTTTCAAATTAAAAGGTTTGCCTTGATAGAATACTGCCCATATAGCATCAGCGGCAAGAACTTCTTCGCTTCTAAATGTATTCTTATCAGTGTACTTTAATAGTACTGTTGGTTTAGGTCTACTCATATACGCAATTTCCTTTATTAACTACGTATATATTTATCAAAAATTAGAGTTTTCCGCCATCCATTTGTACTGTAATCTCAGGTTCTACAGGCTGTTGATTATCCTGTAATTCAACTAAACGTGCCATTACCATGCTAACACTGTCTGCTAGGTCGCGATATTGTTTGGCATCTAGTTTAATGTCTTTTGCAGATGTTCTTTGTGCTATACGTACAGCCTGTAAGAAGTTTTCTATTGCTAGTGTATTAAGATTGCTTCGAGACACGGGCCAATGTTTCCTTCATTTCTAAGTCAGTTGTAAACGGACCTTCAAAGTTGTATCGCTGTAATGTAATAAGTTTAGGACAAAAACTTTTAACCCATCCTTTGTCAAATCTAATACAGTAATAACCTGCACAATAAAGGCTTTTAGATTTTCTACTTTTGCTAAACAGTGGTAAACCTTTTTTAACATCATATAGAGGGTTGTAAGGTTTAGTGCTTGTTGGATAGTTATATACTTCGTGTTTTTGTTCTTTTTGTTCAATCTTTTTAAATGCTTGTTCAAAGAAGTTGTCGCCAAAAGTTTTATGTACTTCTTCAATATTTTCAAAACGAACTTTTTCTAAACCTCGAATAAAGTAATAACAATTTGTATCTTTTTGTAGAGTTCCAACTTTACGTCCTCTATCTTGTACAATCCAAAATTTATTAGGCACTAACTGTTTTGCTAACATATTTCCCTCCATATCGTGCATTTAATGGCTCAGCAAACGATTGAGCCTGTTCTGTTATTTTAACAAGATCGTAAGAGCCAGCAAACTTAACTAGTCTAATACCAACTTGTTGTACTGCTTCTTTTTGCTGTATTGTTTCAGCAATAGTTGAAGCAATAATCTCTTTAATTTCTGTAGGTTGTGCAGACAAATCACAGAGTGTGACATTTCTTTCGTAGTCGTCTAATACCCTATGTTCATCGCCATTATGATCAACCCAACGTTGTAGCATAAGATTGTTCCAATTATAACCTTTTGCTGTCTTATCCTCGAACGCTTCAAGTAATCCAACTTTGTTCTTTGTACCTTTCTTGCGAACGCCTGGGTAGGCTGAGAATACGTTATCACTTGTATCACCTCTCATACATTTTTCAAATAGCAACCATTCGGGATTAGGTGCACCCTTAGGTTCTTTAGTTTTTTTATCTATTATTTCTTTGCCTTTTTCATCAAAATAGCCTTCGTTTGTAATGGTTGTCTTCATAACACCATTATACTGTTTAACATTAGGTGCAATAAGTTGTGCAAAGTCACCGTCTGTACTAATAATAATATGGTTGTCTTCAGGATGACTCTGTATCCAGCCTGCAATCAAATCATCTGCTTCTAGTTGCGGGTGTTGTAATACTGTTGCATTTGTTTTATTTTGTAAAAAGTCTTTAAACTCGTCAAATGTTTCCCAGAATATAGTTTCTTCTTCTTGTTGCGAAGGTGTTAAAGCGTCACGTGATTCTTGACGATTACGTTTATATGGCTCGTAAAAGTCCTTGCGCCAACTACGACCTTCTAGACAAAATACTACGTGATTGCCGTCAAAGTCTTTCCATGCCTTGCGAATACTTTGTAGAGTTGTATGCAATGCCATACCAATTTTAATTTCAGCATCACCTCTTACGGCGTGCCTAGCACGGAAAAATGTGTTTGCTGTGTCTACAAGTATATAATTCATATTCTATTCCTATACTGTTTTAAGTTGAACTGCTTTGTCTAAATCTTCTAGCGGAGCAAATCCATGATCAAACAAATCAAATGCTATACTAACTCGTTTGTTGTTTTGTTGATGTTCTGGTACACTATGCAATACATAACTTGAAAACAATGTAAGTCCACCTTTAACATTTTCAAAACCAACTTTAACGTGCTCATCTACAGGACAATAGTATATAGTCTGAGTATCATAGTTGTCAAGATGAATATTTCCACTTAGATAAGAAAAGTTTTGAGCACCATGACCGTGTTTAGTAATAGGTTGTCCCTTATGAACAACATTTGCCCAACTAAACATATATAAGTTTCTAACTGTGGTACTATTAGTATGCATATATTGTATGTATTGTTCTTTAATCCAATGCAACAGGTTCATAAACTGTGGAATGTTTTGTGTAATTTGAAATAAATTATATGCACTGTATTGTGCAGTTAAACTATTTTCCCCCAAACCAGTACCGCCATCGCCACCGTCACTGTTTTTCTTTAAAGTTTTAATAAGTTTTTCTTCGTTATCGATTAACCAATTTCTGATAAAATCAATATCTTCTGAATTAGGATATACAGCATTCCAAAATGGAATATTCCATGTAGGAGCATATTCGTTAATAGGGTGTATGCTTTTCCAAACTTGTAGCATTAACTAATCTCCGATTTACCGTCACCTAAATCTTTTGTATTGATGTATCCTGCACCCATCTTTGCCTCCACAGATGCAACACCTTCATCACGTGCAATATTTCCGCAAAGTTCTTTAAACCAAGCGTCAACAATTTCTTCTTCGCTATCACCTTGATAGCCATTTAGTCTTAAGTCACGAACAAAGTATTCATTCCAGTCAAGTTCAAAAAATCCGTTGCGTGGATTATCTTTCTTCATTTCAACATTAAGAACTGCTACATATGGCTCTTTCTTTTTAGTTGCCTCTGCTTTTGCATCAGTTCCTTTTTCTTTTGATACAGAAGCAGGTACGTGATTTTTATCAAACATTTTTTTAAGTTTATCTAACATTATAGTCCTGCCTTTCTTGCTTTTTCGTCGAGTGTTTCATCAGGTGCCCCAGGCGTTGCCGAAGATGTCGACGTGTAGTCTGGGTGTATAGCGC